TATTGTGTTCGTAGTTTACTTGAGATGGGTTATAGTTATTATGATTTTGTGGAATGTTATGTTGATTTTGATGAAATAGTGCATATGTTTCCTATTGGTTATACGTGGGATAATATGGTGTCTTTTGGTGATAATGTAAATATGGTGTTTCTCGGTTATAGTAGGAGGCATTGGATGTGATGAATTATAATAGGTGCAATGGTTGTAAGCGTTTTTATATAGGTGGTAGTATGGTTAAGGGTGTACGTCGTGTTCGTCGTATGCGTGTGGGTCATTATGAGACTGGGTGTAGTAACTCGGATTGTGTGGGTTTGTTTGATTTTGTGATGGCGCATTATGCTGATGATATTGCTTTAATGCGGTTGAATTTGTGGAATGATACGGGTATGTGATAGGGTGTTGTTTGGCCTATTAGCTCAGTGGTTAGAGCGGCATTCTTATAAGATGTGCGGCCGGGTTCAATTCCCGGATAGGCCACGGTTGTTGAGAATCGTTATCGTTATTGTTAGTGTGATATATTAGATCATGACATGCCGTTTGGCATGTTGTGACCTTTTTTGTATGAGGTGTATACATATGGATATGAGTTCTATCGCTACCCTTGTGGGTAGTGTGGGTTTCCCGATTGTCGCGTGTTGTGGGATGGCGTGGTTTATTGCCACGACGTTTCGTGATTTTAACAATTTGATGACGAAAAACAATGTTTTGACCGAAGAGCTTATTGCCTTGCTTAAGAATGATAAGGAGGGTGATAATGTTGATGAAACGAATATGGCGTAGCATATTGGCGTGCGTATGCGTGTTGTCGTTGGTTTTTGTGCCGTCTGCATACGCGGATATGCGGGGTTTTGACGTAAGCAATTGGCAGTGTGATATCGATACGTATGCGCTCGATGCTGATTTTGTTGTGGCCGGTGCGACTTGGGGTGTTGGCGGTTTTAATAATGTCTGTTTGGTCAATGGTGTTAATCAGGCCGCGAATTATCAACTTGGTCGTGCAGTGGACAGCGGCAAGAGCATAGGCGTGTATCATTATGCAATGGGCAATGATGCTGTTGCTGAAGCTGATTTTTTTGTGGATAACGTTGTCGGATATGTCGGGCGTGCCGTGCTTGCATTGGATTGGGAGGCCGCCGATAATCCGCAGTTTGGTAATGGCGCATGGGTGGAAACTTGGGTACGGCGTGTGTATGATCGCACGAGAGTGTGGCCTATCGTTTATACGGGGGCGTATTCGTTGGGGCAGCTTACGCCGTATGTACGTGAGCATTGCGGTGTTTGGGTAGCACAATATGCGTCCAACGTGCCGACGGGTTATCAGGAGAGCCCGTGGCTTTATGGTGCGTATGGTGAGGCCATGCGACAGTATACATCTAATGGTTACGTGTCGGGTTATGGCCCTTTGGACTTGAATTATTTCAAGGGTGAGCGCTGGCAGTGGGACGCTTACGCGCGCGGTGAGCGTGATGGCGGTGTTTCGGCACCGGCACCGGTTCCGGCACCGGACGCGGGTTGTGCGTCTACGTGTGTTACGGTCGGGTCGGGTGACACGTTGGCCGGTATCGCGGCGGCGACCGGTTTGGGGTCGTGGTCTGATTGGTCGGGGTATGCGTCCGGTAATCCCAATGTGATATATCCCGGCGAAACCGTTTGTTATGGCGGTGGTACTGTTGTGCAGTCAAGCACGAATACGGTGCGTACGTATACGGTGCAACCGGGTGATAGTTTGTGGTCTGTTTTCGGTGCCGATTGGGCTCGTGTCGCGTCGGTTAACGGGCTGTCTAACCCGAGTTTGATTTATCCGGGGCAGATTTTGCGTTACTGATAATCATTGTTAATAATCGGCGTGTCGCTTTTTGCACACGCCGATTTTTATGTTATAAATATATGTGTTAGCAAAAATGTTAACAGAAAAAACAGATACAAAGGATAATAATATGCGCAAGATTCGTAAGGTAATCGCTGATAGCGATATCAGCTACTATGACCGAAACGGCGAAATGCAAACGTTTCACACCTTCGGAAATATTCGCACCGTTGAAAACGCAGTTAAAACGCTTATGGACGCGGGTATCGTCAACGTCCTGATTGATGATATCACCGTACACAAGACAACGTATGCTATGGACGTTGACACGTTTATCGCACACGCCGAACGTATCGGAACCGAGCACGGCGTGTCCCCTAACGACAATGATATCGACAACGATAATGAAACCGAGTTCTGATTTTGAAAGGAAATATCATGACCGAGACCAATGAACAGATGAACGACACCGCTAATGAAACCGCACAGACCACTGTTGACAATTATCGTTACATTTGTACGATGGACAACAGTACTTTTGAGGGCAAGCGTGCCATTGTCAACGCGCGTAACAGTGCATTGTCGTTGAACGCTATCGGTGATACGCCGCTAACGGTCATTGGCGCGTATACCGCGCCGGGTGTGCGGTCTCAGACGGGGCAGAAGTGCGTTAACGTCTATCTTTTTGCAAATGACGGTAATACGTATTTTAGCCAGTCGCAGGGCATTTATCGTAGCGTGTTGGATATTTATGATATGTTTCCTGATTTTAACGCGCCGAACGGTATCTCCGTAGTAGTGAAAAAGACACCGCTTGGTGGTGGTAGGTCTACTAAGTCGCTTGAAATTAAGTAGTTTGACATCAAGTAGTTTGAAATGAGAAAAAAGCGCCATAAAATAATATGGCGCTTTTTTTATGAGGATGGTAAAATCATGCCTAGAGCGCATAAACAGGCGGACGTTTTAACCGCGAAACGTAAGCGCGTGCGCCGTACGATAAACAGTCTGAAAAAAAGTATCACGGACGCCATGCCCGAGAGCGAGGCAAACGCGCGACGGGATTATATTCAGCGGCTTGAATCGCAGTTGAAAAAAACATATGTCGGGCGCGTGAGTAATCGCGCCATGCGTGAGGAATTGTATCAGCGTGCCAACGAAGTCGCTGACATGCTCGTACGACAGGTTGGCGAGGTGCGCGGCGGCAAAGGTCGTGCAATGGAACGCAGACGGGCATTTAACATTTTCCGTACCGAGATGAGAGTGGCTTCCAAGGGACAGCCGAGCGCGTTGGGGGAGCTCGGCCGGGAAAAAGTCAAGATTTTTTGGCGATACACACAAAACATATGGCAGAAACCTAATATACCGCCTGATAAACGATTGGAGGCCGTAATGAAGGCATATGACGCGGACTCGTTGAGTGAGCTTTTTGATACCATTATGGCGCGAAACGAAAAAGTACTGCAATACGCTAAAAGCATGAAAGCGCACACGGGCGAACTGGAAGATTATATAGATACCGACGGCGGTAGCCCGATATGGCTCGTGGCGGTTTCCCCCGATGTGGTACGATGAAAACACGCAAAGAATACAGAATTGCGGCGATATTCGACACCGAAACCACGAATATCGGTGAGGGTGCCGAAACGCGCGCGTATCCGATATTGTATATTTTCAACGATTTGCGGGACACCCCGTTGGAATCGTATACGCCTGATACGGACGATGTACGTTTTTACCGGCGCACGTCCGAAGCGTTGGCGTACATTGATGATTTGATTACGTATGGTCGTGCTCATGGTTATGTGCCGATAATCGCGGCGTATAATCTCATGTTTGATATGCAGACGCTTTTGTTGGCATTGGCGCAGTCGTATACGATTGAGGTCAATGCGCAGACCGCTACCAGCGTGTACACGCTTGATTTGTGCGTTGATGGTAATGTGGTGTGCCGTTTTTGGGATACGTTTTATCTCGAAATGGGCGGCCTACGCGCTATGGGTGAAACGTGCGGCCTGCCTAAAGCGGTGGGCGATTGGGATTACACGTTGGTACGTACACCCGAAACGCCATTAACCGAGGAGGAACTGTTTTACGCGCGGCGTGATGTACAGGTGATACCGCAGTATCTGCAATGGCTGTTGCGCGCTAACCACTGGCTCACGCCTGACATGCTGGGGTGTCGCGTGCTGACCAAAACGTCATTGGTGCGGCAGATGGCGCGCCGTGAGATTGGCGGACGGCACGTCACGTTGCAAGGCGGTAAGAAAATTACGTTGCAACGCGCGTTTGAAATGACGTGCAATCAGGAGTTTCCGAAAAACTATGAGTCCTATGCGTTGCGTAAGGCGTGTTTTCGTGGCGGTTTGACTTTTACGAGCGCTAAAACCGCTAGTGTTGTCGTTGATAACGTGGCGTCTCTTGACGTTACGTCAATGCATCATGCGTTTATCAACGGGCGACGTTTGCCGGTTAAATTCGCGGTTGCCCCGCCGGAAATTTTGCAAATCGCGTGTGAGCGTATCGTTGACACGCCGCTTGAAGATGTATTACGTAATTATAGTGATCCGTTTCGCACGGGGGTACATGCTGCGATACGTTTTACAAACCTGAGATTACGGGTAAACACATGTTTTGCCGATTGGGGTGTTGCAATCTGTCCACGGTCCAAGTTTGTGCGGACGTTGCAGGCGGACACCGATTATAGCAACAACGAACGTGCGAAAACACAGGAAAACAGTATTAGGGTGCACGGCTACGTTGATAGTGCCGTTAATCCGACGTTTGCTTTTGGAAAATTGTATCGGGCAGATGAATGTATCTTGCACGTTAATGAGATTGAGTTGTGGAACGTGGCACAGGTGTATGAGTTTGACGAAATGCATGTATTGTATGGCGAGGCCACCGCTAAAACGATTGTACCGCCCGATTACGTGACATTGCAATCCAATATGCTTTTTGCGCGGAAAACCGATGTTAAAAACCTGATTAAACACTACACCGAGGGTGTACCGTATGCGGGTGATATACCCGAGTCGATACCCGAGGGAATTGCACGTGACGCTAGGGCGGGCACGTTGAGTATGAAATTTCTGCAATCCTATTACGGTAGTACTGTTAAGGGCCAATTTAACGGTATCTATGGTACTCAGGCACAGGACATCATGAAAGCAGATTACCGTGTGACGGAAACCGGTGAACTGGAAGTAGATAAGGTCACGGTCTGCACTCCCGAGAATTTCGTGAAAAAGCGTCCGAAGACACCGCGCGTGCTGTACACGTATGGTATGCGGATTGTAGCCGGGTCGCGCATGCATCTAGTGATAGCCATGATGTTGATATATCGGCGTTTCGGGAATCGCGTTGCCGTCACGGGCGGTGATACCGACAGTCTTAAAATCAGTTGCGCCAATGACGTGACCGACGCGGAACTGTTGGACGCGCTCGAACCATTGCACACCGCGATAGAAAACGCAATCAATCTCACCATGCGGCGCGTCCGAAACACCGCGCCCGATTTGGCGTCAACGCTTGATCATATCGGCAAGTTCGAGGTTGAGGACTGTGGCGGTGCAACCCGTTACGCCGAACACGTGGAATTGTGGAACAAGGCGCGTGTAAGTCTGGACGTGGGCGGGCGCGTGCATGTCACTTGCGCGGGATTGCCACGGCCCGACGGCGTGTACACCATTGAGGACTGTATCGAGGACATTATGCACATGGGTCACGGTTTCGCGGAAACGATACGGTCGGGACTGGGTTATGACGTGTTGGTTGATTATGAGATTTGCCATACGTTGCAACGCAACCGTCCGCATGTGTGGGATAGGTACGTCGGCACCGTCACCGATTATCGGGGTGCGACATATCATGTTGACGCGCCCGAGGCGATAGCGTTGTATCCGTCCGGCAGATGGCTAGGGGAATCGGACAAACAGGCCAACGGCGAAAATCTGTCATACATGGCGCGCATATATAATAGGCATGTGGAAACAACACCGCGTGAACTTATTGTACGGGACGGTAAACCTATGATTGTGAGTATTGATGGCGAAATATTATTATGACCGACTTAAGACGTTGATATTGCCGCGAAACGCAGACGTTAATATGATTATCGGCGCGCGTGGTTTAGGCAAAACCTATGGTATACGAAAATACATGATAGAAGACTATTTGAAAAACGGCTATTGTTTTGTGGAAGTGACACGGTTTCGTGAGGAAAACAACGATGTCGCGGCAAACTATTTTAGTCGTATCGTACAAGATAATATTTTCCCTGATTATGAGTTTCGGACTACCAATAAAATAGCGGAAATTCGCAAAAAGAAAACCGGTAAAAAAGAAAACCCGTGGAAAACAATTGGGTATTTTATCCCGTTGTCATTACAACAGCAGAAGAAAAAGAGTACTTATGTTAATGTGCGGAACATTTGCATGGATGAAATTATCATAGATAATGATGATAGGTATCACACGTATCTGAAAAACGAATTTGAACAATTGGCGAAACTTGTGGATACCGTCACGCGAGAGCGTGCCGATGATACGGGATTACGCAAGCCGAGAGTATTTCTGCTGGGTAACGCTTGCGACGCTTTTAATCCCTATTTTCGGCATTATGACGTGCCGCTGGAGCCTGAACACGGTTTGCAATGGCTAGGCGGAAAAACATGCCTGTTCGATTATGTGCGGGACGATGAATATGCTGAACAGAAAACAAGGAACACGGTTGCGGGGCGTATGCTGAAAAACAACGATGACGTCACTTCTAAAAACAATTTCGCGCGGCATAATACTGATTTTATCGAAAAACCACACGGACATGCAAAACTTACGTATGTTTTTCGATGGTTGCAAAACGAATACGGCGTGTATGTTGATTTGCGTTGCGGCTATGTTTTCGTATCCTCGAAATATGATAGCGGCGCGCATGTACCGTATTTCGCAATCACTCGGGCGGACAACAAACTTAACTATCTTACCGCGAATATGGCTAAAGATTTGATACGGAATCTTACATCATATTATGCGCTGGGGTATCTGCGCTATGATACGGTGGAAACGCAACACGCCGTAAGCGAAATGCTAAAGAATTTTGGAGTAAAATAACACACGGCATACAAAGAGATACCGCAGTGAGACCGCTAAAACATTGTCATTGATTTCCACGGTTGGCTCCGACAATGATATGGCCGCAAGGGATAAGCGCGCCGGTTGTCGCTGTGAGTCATGTCGCAAGTATGCTATCCTTAAGTCGTATCGGCCCGTATCACGCCGATACGACTTTTTCATATGGAAGGAAAAACAAATGGATGACGAAACCACCGAGGAGAAGGACACCGCCGAACGTGATGACCTCACCCCCGACGAAGCGCACCGTGAAGGTGAATTCGATGATCTGCGCGACATGCTGTCACGCCTGCTTGACAAAATGGACGCGATAAACGAACGAATCGACGGAATCTATGACAATTTTACCGATTCCGTGGCGCAGATGGTCGAAAACGGCGCAACCGTCAAGGAAACCGACGATGACGCGGCGGAAGCAATCGCGCAGGCGGCGGCGGAAGACTTGGAAAACCTCGATTACACACTGTAACGGATAGGAGTAAAATATCATGGCTGTAGACAACGCGACAATTTTGGACAAAGTCCGCACCAAGGGTACCGATGACTACCAGCAACGCATACCGAGCGCAACGCAAACGGGCGTGGCGAACACTATGCGCTATTTGTTTGACCCAATGAACCGTCAATACTTGAATGATTGTGTCTGGAACATGGTGAACCGTATTGGACTCACCGTTATGGCGCAGAACGCGCCGTTTGAGAACCCGTTGGCGATTTTTAAGAAAGAAAATCTGTATTGGGGTTCGACGGTGCAGGAAATCGCCGTGAAATGGATTAAGGCGCACGGGTACAAGGATGACGCCGAAGAGTTACTGAAGATGCATCGTCCCGAGGCCGCCGTATGGTTTTATGAGATGAACCGTCGTGACCAGTACCCCATCTCATGGACTGATGACGAACTTCGACAGGCATTTGTGGATGATTTTGGCCTGAACCGTTTCGTAGCGCAAATCATGGAAACACCGCGTAACAGCGATAATTACGATGAGATGAACATTATGCTTGCGTTGATACGACACTACGAGCATAATCTTGGTTTTTATAAGGTGCATCTTGACGCGGTGCCGAGTGATGAAACGACTGCTAAGACGTTGCTCAAGGCGTTGCGTTCGACCGCCGGGCGTATGCAGTTCCCAAGCACCCAGTACAATGCGCTGAACGTAACCGACATTCCGGCGTACGCGAACCCCCAGCAAATGGTGTTGTTGATTGAGCCGGAATATCTTGCGTCGCTTGACGTTGACGCTTTGTCCGCCGTGTTCCAGCTGGACAAGGCAGATGTGCCGTATCGTATCGTTCAGGTGCCGAGTCTCGGTATCCCCGGCGCGGTTGCGTTGCTTGTTTCGACCGACTGGTATCAGGTGCGCGACACCATGTACGGCACTACCCAATTCTACAATCCGCAGACGGTCAGCAACACGTTGTATCTTAACCATTGGGGTATCTACGGCGTGTCGCCTTTCACCCCGTGCGCGTTGTTCACGACCGACGCGGGTACCAGCGTCACGGTCGTGACGCAGACCGTGACCGGCTTCACCCTGACCCCGACGACGGGCACCGTCAAGGCGGGCGACCTTATGCAGCTCACGCCGAAGCTCACCGCTACCGTCGCGCCAACCGGCACCGCCATTCAGGTGGCCCCGAACGCGGCGACGTACGAGGTCGCGGCAAATCATGCCGCAAGCGGTGATGACGCGCACGGTGCGGCGTTTGAACTCAACGTCAATACGTTCGTGGATGACCAAGCGCGCTTGCACGTACAGCGCGACGGCCTTGTGGCCGGTGACGTCATTACCGTGACGGGCACCGCCACGTATGTCAACCCGAACGGCGAGACTACGGAACATTCCGCAACATGCACGTTCACCGTCGCATAGGCTGAAATCGACTATGATATAAAATGAGTGGTGTTTCATACGAAGCATCACTCATTTTCGTATATAGGAAAGGGCTCGATATGGATTTTCCACATCTGCAAAACGCAACGGCGTTTCCCGATACGGACACGCGCGTATACGGACAGTACCGCAACGTTTTTGATTACAATGTTTGGACGCCAAACACTGTTATCAAGCTATGTCGCGTGAACTGGTACGACGATTATCATGATACTGTGAAATTCCCCGATGATACCGCAAGGGATGCATGGTTCGACGCGCTGGACGGCGAAACCGTCAAGCTCACAACCAACATGTATATCGCACGCGCCGATACGGACGGCATAAAACTACCCGTACCGTACATGACGGCGCAACAGTATAATTACATTGTCGTTGATTTTTCGCATGATATTGTCAATACGCCGTATCAAAAAACCGACGTGCAGACACGCTATCACTTTTTCGTCACCTCGGTACGCGCGGAAGCGCCAAACACGACAACATGCACACTTGTACGTGATGTATGGACGGACTATATCAACAGCACCACAATCAACGGTTTGCTGTTGTCACGCGGGCACGCGCCATTGACGGAAACGACACCGCAAAAACTGCTGGAGAACCCACGGGCCAACTGTCGCGATTTTACATTGCCCGACGTTGATTATGGAAACGCGGCGACGAACATTAAAAAAAGCACGCCGATTAACTTGCAAAACGGGACAAGATACATATGTTTAGCTGCAACGTTTTCCCCGCAACAATTGCAATCAATGAGCAATATGCGCGGTGCAAACGTTACTGATACCAACCCGTCATATACCAATGCCGACGGAACGGTCAATGATTTCGCATGGGGTGCCGGGAACATAAACACGTCAAACGTAACCGGTGCGGGTACGTCATATAATACTATTGATAACCTCACCGCAAGCAACGTGTACATGTACGCGCTGGAATCATCCAAGGTATCGGATGATTATTTTGATACGATGTTTGCGTATTATCCGCATATCATGTCACAAATCGTATCTGTTTTCGTCGCCACGGCAAGCATGATGCAATTAGGAACCGTCACTACGGTTAATGCTGTGGGATGGCATACGGTCAGCGGCGCGCGCACAAAACTAGCGGACATTAACCTGACTACGAATGATTTTGGCTACGCGCCTGAATACGCCCGAATAACACGACTGTATCTTGCACCCTATGCGTATTTGGAGGTATCCGACAACATAGGCAATAAAACCCGTGTGGAAATAGCGGATTGCGGCCATCTCTCGGCGCAGGCCGTCACGTCATTAAGCTACCCGATATTACGACAGCTTGCATGGCTTGACGGTGTCGGGGGCGACGGCGACACGTCCATAACCATCAACGCCATCAACGGTGCTAGCATTGCCGCCTACGTGCCGAACGCGGACATGCTCAAAACGCTGATATCCCATGATATCCCGACGTATGCGTTGCAACGCCGCGCAATCGACGCGCAACGCGCCGCCACTTACAATGTCGCCGTAAGTCAGGCGCGGCAAAACGCCATGCTGACGTATGAAAACGGCGCGCGCTCGGCTAATGTCAGTCAGGCAAACACGTATCGTAGCAGTGCGGCGACGGTGTCGAACACCGCACGCGCGAATCAACGCGACATAGCGATAAAAGACGAGTCCAATAGTGTGCGGTCGGATAATCTCACATACTCGAACGCACGTCAAAACGCTGACTTGCGCACTAGCACGGTCAAAATAAACCGTGATGTAAGTGATGACAATACACTACAGAATAAAGCTTTTGTGGAAGGCACCCAAACGCAGGCAATAACAAACGTGGCAAGTGCGATAGGCTCAATAGCGGGGGCCGCGCTGGTAATCGGCACAGGAGGCGCGGTATCACCGGTGGTGGCCGGTGCAATGGCAATCGGCGGTGCGGCGCTTCAGGGTTACAACACCGGTATTGCAATTACTAACAGTCAGGAACTCAACGCGACATCTAATTATGTTGCAAATGATAAAGCGAAAACCGCAATACAGGCCAACACCGAGCAAACACAACATGCCATAACGCAGTCCACCGCCGTGACCAGTCGCGCGAACACGCAAGCTGACCGCGTTACCGAGTACAGCACAAGCGCGGCTACCGGCATGACCGCCACAAGCACGGGCACGGCCAACACTAACGCGGACGCGTCACGTGGTCTGACGGTTGACAACGCCAAACGTATCATGACGAATGCGCGCGACAATACTAATGCGTCATGGCGCGACATGCTCAATCATCCCGCGCAACCGGTCGGCGCGTATGGCGGCGACAATTTCAGGCAGGCTACGGGGCTTGACAACATGACCGTGAAAATAGTCACGGAAGATAACGGTGCGATAGCGGCGGCGGGTGATTACATGCTACGCTACGGGATAGCAAGCAACAAACTCTACAACAAACCGACGCTGACAGCGTGCAAGCATTACACGTATTGGCAGACCGCCGACATATGGACGATATGCCCATTGGCGCAAAACGAGCAATTGCAGACAATAAGGGATATTTTCAGCTCCGGTGTTACAATATGGAGCAGGCCCGAGGAAGTCGGCGGCGACTTCATACACGACAATCTATAAGGTGGAAAATATGGGACGCAAACGAACGCATAAAAGGCCGTTGACCCGCGCGGAACTGGGTGAGCGCGGCGCGCCGGTATGGCAACAGTCCGAGGCGCTCAACTCGCAAGCGTATTCTATGGCGTATTCGCAAATGTTGAATATCGCGTTATCACGGTTCAAATGGTTGAATCTGCCGAAAACATGTGACGCTTGGTTTCTGGAATACAATCTATTGTATTTCGGCTATGCGACAATCGCTTTCCCGCATAGCAAGCCCGGCGTGTTTTTCAGCACGCAAGCGGTGACAACATCGAATTTCAACGTGTATTACAAGCCGAAGAAATGGGATAGCTACGGTATCAACGGTTGGAGATTCCCGGTGAACAATTCCAATGGTGTTTTCATCTACGCCAACCGTGCCCGCACGCCGCTCATTCCGACCATCGAGTTTTTCGCACATGAAATTGAAGATTTGTACATGACGCGCCGACAGAATCGTTTCAACCAGAAAACACCGTTTATTTTGGAGGTTCCAGCCGGACAGCAGACGGCGGGCGTCAACGTTATCAAGCAAATCAGCGGCGGTGAAATGGCAATCATGGCGACACCCGGTTTCACCGATTCAATGAAAGCTAACGTGCTGAAAACCAATGTCGAATATATCGGAATGGAACTGCAAAACGACATACAAAACACGTGGAACTCGTACTATCAAGCGCTGGGTATCAAAAACCTCCCGCTGAAAATGGAACGGCTCACCGCCGACGAAATACAGGACTACGGCGAACCGACCGACCTACGCGCGCTAAGCGAACTGGAGGAACGGCGCGCCGCTTGCGACATACTTAACACAAGATTCAAAAAATACCTCAAGGAACCGATACAAGTCGTGTGGAACGAAGACAACATCTCACGCAATTATGATTATTTGAACAACCTTGAAAGATTGGCCGGTGATGATAATGCAGAATGACATAGACAGCTACCAGCCGTGCGAATCACGCGACGAATTTCATGGCGTGATGACGTACACGTTTGGCGAACTACTCGACGTGCCCGGCGGCGTTGACTGGGATAATGCCGCATGGTCATGGCGGGACGTTGCCTATGATGACACGCAATACACGCGCTGTTGCCGCAAAATTGAAAACCGATACTATGACCGGGAACTAGGCGTCATGCCACCGTCAAGATGGAGACGACACTTCATACGGCTCATACAAGAAATCATGCCGACATTACGCCCACTATACGCGCTTGCAGATAAAAACCCTGATATAATACTCAGCGATAGCGACATATGGCACAAAATGCGAACCGTTTTCAGCGATTTCCCGGCAACTCAACTAACCGAAAATCAGGACTACGCAAGCAACGCAACCGACAATCAATACGAGACAATCACAAACGGCGATTTCATGGACAAAATCGAACGTATCCGAAACGGTAATTATGTTGACATTGACGTGTTGTTGCTTGACCATCTAGAATCATGTTTTAGCCCGTTATGGACTATCAACATAAACAATTACTAGCGAGGTGATTTCATGAACACCAATACATTAGCCCGCATCGAAAACGAATATTCCAAGCTTACCGAATCCATCAACAACCTAGGTGATTATCTATTGAAACAAATGAACAAAAAGAAAACGCTGACAGATAAACACTATAAATTGTTGATAAAACAATACTCCATCATGCTACAATACGCCGACGTTTTGGCGCAACGAATTCACCTCACACGGAAGGAAAAATAATGTTTCCATATCTACCATTTTTCTCAGTATGGCCGTACACGCCCGCCATACCCGCGTTCTATTGGAACGCCAAAAGTCAAGAGGAAATAATAAAACACATCGCGTGTGAAATTGACCACATAACGGCATATCTCGACGAAATCGTAACCGACATAAACAAAACATTGAACGACTACGATACAAGAATAAAAAACATTGAAGCACACCTAAACGATTATGCAATCGCCATAACGCAAATACAAGAACAAATCGAACATATCGGAGACACACAACTGGTTTGGAACGTCACAAAAGGCGAATACACTGATAGTAAAACAGCGCTACGCGATTTGTACCGCGAACTAGCGGTGTACGGCGCGCGCGTCACTCAAATAGCCGATATCAACACCGACAAACTATCCGAACACCGAACCGACGAAACACCGGCAATCGGCAATCTCACCATATTCAACGACACAACACCACGTGTCACTAATCCAACCACCGGCGATAAATACCCGCCACTTTCATGAAAGAGGAGTATCATGGTTACCACCACGAATTATGAACTGGAAAAATATGAGGCGGGAAGTCCCGCAAATCTACTTGACCAGTACAATGCGTCAATGGATAAAATCGATGTAGCCTTAAAAGGCGTCAGCGATAAAGCGGACTTAGCGCTAAACACTAACGTGCTACCGGAGGGCCTAGCCGCATTCATAAAGGCGTTAGGTCTGACCGGGTCTAACGCGCAAACACTTGGAACCACTCTCAACCACATATTAAACCGCACAGGAACGGAAACTTTCACCGTTACCGACCTCAGCAAACTCAAAAAGACCGCAGAGGGCTATCCAATTCCGCCGACCAAGTAAGAGCATACCATCATGGCAACAGAAACACCGTTCTACCATCTACCACTGTACGAAACAGGCGACTTAGCCGACCTACGTGATGGATACAACGCCGCAATGCGTATCCTAGACCGCGTAATACATCAACTAAAAGTGCAAGAGGAAATAAACCACCCAACGAACCTCAGGAAGGCCAACTAACATGACCAGCTACACAACCAACTTCAACCTCGAAAAATATCAAACCGGTGACGCGGCAAACCTCAATGACCAATACAATGCGTCAATGGATATTATCGACGATAACATGTACAAAATCAACACTAACGCAAACACTGCGGGCGGTAAAGCCACGCAAGCGTTAGAAACAGCACAAAACAACACCAAAAATCTCACAGCATTAGGCGTAACAGACACCAAAACCGCGACACAGCTCAAAAACAAAATAGACACAACCGCAACAAACCTTGTCGCCACAACCGCAACGGCGAACAACGCGGCTAACAACCTAAACGCATTAGGCGCAAACACCATAGAAAACGCAACCAAACTAAAAAACCGTATAAACGACACCTATACAAAAAACGAAAGCGACAATCGTTACTTACCAATACCAACCGTACAAGATACGCTAATCGCAATAGGCGACAGCTATTTCGAGGGGTTCCGCACCACCACCCCCGCAACCGACAGCATGATAGCAGTCGCTAGCCGACTGCTCGGCTTGACATGCCACAATTTCGCAGTCGGGGGTGCCGGTTTTCACAACGGCGACACCACAGGAGACAACACCTTCAGCAAACAATTAAACAAAGCCGCCACACAAACCACCGACAAAACCCGCGTAAAATACGTGGTAATCGGCGGCGGCCGCAACGACCCCAATAGCCTCACCTACAACGAAGTTGCCGACACTCTCACAAAAGCAAAACAACTGTTCCCCGACAGTGAAATTTGCTTCATCCCCATGCTATGGGACAACACATACCCCACCGGCAAAAGCCACAACTACAGCACCATGCTAAACGCCGGAAACTATACCGACACATGGACTGTACAGGACGCACCCTCATGGGGTCTATACCGCGACACCGAAATGACCGATATTCACCCAAACACCAGCGGCGCGGCACGATACGGTCACTACATTGCCAATATCCTAAAATATCACCTCAAAGCACAGCCCCGAGTGGAACGCTGGGAAAACATCAACAAAGACCCCGACATGACCGACACCAACGTATCCGAGTGCAACGTGTACATCAACGGCACCACCGTAACGATTAACATGCGAGCGCACCTACTCAAATGGTCAACCAACGCAATCTACCAAATCAACGGCGCAAGCACCGTTGGAATATGGAAAATCATGCTAGCATGGTTCGATGACGCGACCCCAGTTCGAGTCAAGTTCGACGGTCACAAACTCAGCGTCGTAGACGTATTCCCCGGTGACACAGGCGGCCCCGACAAGATACTAAACGCCATCTTCACGTTCAATATCATGGACTTCTAAAAAATAACCCCGATAGGGTTTTTTCCTTATCGGGGTTATTTATATGTCAGTCACCACACAAAATCATAAATTGAAACAACATAACAACCAACACCATTTTTAACACCACAACACACGAAATCAAAATCACAATCATCATAATTATATTCAAGAACCCTAGTAAGAGCTGATTTAAACGTGACCACGCCAGCATCAACCTCCTTACAAGCAGTAACAATTTTCTCAAAACCGTCAATATCAACCGAATATACATGATTCGGAACAATCTCAGTTACATAAGCCTTAATTTTAAACATTTTTAATCAATCCTTTTTGTGTTGTTGTTTTTTTTTGTTGACACCTCAAATACTAACACGCGCTCCATCCC